ATTACTTTACCACCTACTTCTTCTATAACTTCTTTAACTAAGTTAACTCTAGGTGAACAATCTAATTCTATGTGCTGACTGTCGTCTCCATATACAACACCACAACTAATCTGTACAAGTTTCTGTAGTTTAACTGCCTCATTAACAGCTGTTATCGTGCCTTCTTGTGCTAATTCTGTTACATAATGCTTTAACATTTTATCGTAATGGTCTTTCTGTTCTTTAGTAAGAGCTACTTTTCTAGTCTGAAAGACAGTATCAGGTAGGTCAAGACACTCATCTCTACTATATCTAACTGCAGGATACAGTACATGCTTAACAATATTTATAGATTCAGGACGTGGCAACCACTTCCATTGTCCTATCTTCATCATAACTGACTCTCTAAATCCTGTATAAGTTTTGTTAACATAAGGACTTTCTACTAACTTAGCTAATGCCCATGCGTCTGTCGGGTCATTAGGTGTAGGTGTGCCTGTCATCATCCACAGTTTAGTATCAGGATATTTATTTAAATATTTTTTAACTACTCTAAACCTATTGGTAGATGGATTACGTAAGACAGCAGCTTCATCAATTATGATTAAATCAAACATACCTTTAATTTCTTCAGATATAATAGAAAATCCGTCATGGTTTATAATATAAAAATCAGCATTAGTTTTTAATAACTTTAACCTTCTGCTACTTGTACCATGTAATGTCACAGCCTGTCTGTGTGGAAACCCCATGAATATACTATCCCCCCACACTCTTTCAAGAGTAGATAATGGAGATATAATTAAAACCTTTTTGACACAACCTATTGACATAAGATAGTCACATGCCCACAGAGCTGATTGTGTTTTACCAGTGCCTATCTCATTAAGTACTAATGCTTTGTTATGCATAGTAAGAAAAGCTGACGTCATCTTCTGATGTTCGTAAGGTGTAAACCCTCCACACCAATCGTAATAATGAAGTATCGGTGATGGCACTTTGATACCCAACATCCGTAGCTTACGCGAAGCGGGTATGGTATGTGGCGTGACAACGAGTTGTTGGTTGTTAAACGTTAGTCGCCTGGCCTCTGGTATAACGTCTAACACTTTGTTTGGGTTATTTAAATTCAATGCTATTGCTTTTGCTTGTTCTACTACTATCACTTAATTCTCTCTATATATAATTTGACATGATTAATTGTTTCGTTATCATACACTACAAAACAAACTCCCCCTGCCTGTTCTATCTTTTCCATACATTGAAGTTGTAAGGCAGTGGGTTTCTTGTTCCTGTCTGCCTTACACTCTACTCCTATGAAATGTCCATTTACACAGAGTATCTTGTCAGGTATACCAGCCCTACCAAATGCCCCAGCTTGTGGGTTGTAGTACCATACCTGTTTACCATAAGACTTTAACATCTTGTCAAGTTTTACTTTAATTTTTCCTTCGGGTGTTGTAACCATTATATGATTATACTTAAGCATACAGTACTGTCAAGTATTATATCTTTGCATACTCACATATATTTTTAGCAGGGCACCATGGACATAATCCGCTAGGTCTTGCAGGGAAGTTGCCTGTCTTATAAGATTGATTGATTCTTTCTATACGAGCCAATAAGTCTGCCCACATTAGACTCGTACGATTAGAAGTGTAGGTCTCGGTGTCAGTCTTTCCCTCTTTTAACCATACGAAAGTAGACTTAACCTTTTTAATATTAGGATAGTGTTTGAATACTTGTAGTGCAAACAGTTCTAGTTGCATAAAATCAGGTCGTCTCTTACCTGTTTTCCAATCTATTACTATAGCTGTATCCCCCCTAATGATTAAGACATCTAGGATGGAACGCAACCAAGCGTCTTTGTCCCACCAACCTGTTGGTGTAAGGTTTTCATTAAGGCATAGCTGTTGTTCTGCAAGAAGTGTTGCGTGTTGGGTAAGTTCTTGTAAAGTTGTACAAACTTGTTCGTGTTTGCTTGACTCTTGAGGCAGGGCCGTCCCATGTAGTAGTCTGTTTTCCAAATCAGCATGTACTCGTTCGCCAAATTTAGTTGCCTCACTACCTGTATCAACAACCTCTTTGGTAATCCTTTGATACTCGTATCGTTTCGGACAGTTCTCGTACATCTTTATAGAAGAATAACTGTGTGTTAGTTTCATTTGTGCATGTTCTTTATTATATTGTACTTAATAGCCTCAAGCTGTCCTATATCTAGTATAGGGTCAGCAAGTCCTATTGTATACTTAAGATATTCGCCTTTTATTTTTACTAATATAGTAAGCGAATTAAAATCTTTTGGCTCAACGTTTTTTATGTCTTCAGAAATTTTTTCTAATAAAAGTAAACTTTCATCTTGAATTAATTTTTCTTTTGATTTTATTTCTTTTCCGTCTGTTCCTATTATGTCTGTCATTTTGCCTCTCCGTAATTAAATCCAACCCCACTCTCACAGGCTACAGGTAGTCCCTGTGCCCACCTGGGCGACGTTGACATGATTGTCTCAACGTGTTGTTGTGTGTCCGACTTGTTTTCTTGCATCTGGCAAACGATTATCTCATCATGTACTTGGAATAAGACTTGGTAATGCTTACCTATCTCAACCATTTGTTCTGATACTACTATCCTAGCCAGTGCTTGAACAACATTCTCTGTCACTTTACCACCATAAATCCTAGTCCAATCTTTGTCTTCCAAACTTCCAGTAGTGTTTAACTTTCTGTAAGTCCTAGCATTAGATATGTACTCAAATCCATCTGATGTTCTTCTTAATTCAGGGTACCTTATACGTAAACCATTTGGTAATACAATTCCCTCTGAATCATATTTGCATATGCCACCTCCTATAGACCCCATGCCACCACCAATCATGGTCTCCAATGCATGACCACACGTTCTCCAAAAAGAAACTATATTGTGGTTTTTCTGTCTATATAAAGTGACAATTCTTTTAGCCTCGTTTAAATCTATGTCTACCGACATGCCACCTTGACCCATAGCCAACGTGTCCTTAAACTTTACAGCTCCCATACCATAGCCTAAACCTAGTATGCAAGTCTTCCCTACAAATCTTTCTAACTTGTCTTTCTTTGTAATATTTCTGTCATAAATCTCACTGGCAAATTCACTGTAAACATCTCTACCTTCTCTAAAGGCTTGTATTAAATCTTCTTGCTTACTTATATATGCAACCATTCGTGCCTCAATCTGTGATGAGTCACATGCTATCAGTACCTTACCTTTAGGTGCCACCAAAGATTTTCTTAGAGCACCATTGCGAGGTAAGTTCTGTAAGTTTAGTTTATCACCACCTGAAAACCTGCCTGTATGTGCACCATAATAGTTAAGCATTATAGGTAGTTTACCTCTATCTGCTACTGCTATTAGGTTTTCAGTTCGTGTCTCCTCTATAGTAGACTTGACTCCTAGCCTTGCGGATACTAGTTGTTGTACCACAGGGTTAGAATGTTGTTGTAAATTTACAAATTCTTTATCTGTCTTAGCAAAGGCATAGGTTTCTTCGCCTGTCCTTGCTGATATCTTTATAGGCGGTGTCACCCCTACATGTGTAAGTAGCTTGGCAAACATTAGATTAGACATAAGAGCTTTCTTTACTTGTTCGTTCGAGAGCCCTTTGGTAGATAACGTGTCAAGGAGTTGCTGTTTGTTAAGCTTGATTGTATCCAGGTAAGTGACTAGAAGTTCTTTATCTAGTTCAATAGTGGGGTTAATGTACATTCGTAGGGTTTGGTCAATGACCATAAGTTCTGATGGAGGGAAACCTTTTGATAGTTTCTTCCATAGTTTATAGGTGAGCTCAACATCATTAATACAATACTTAGCATAAGCCTTGAGTTCTTGGGGTGTAAAGTCTGCTTTCCTCTTACCAATGGAATCCAACACTTCAGTTCCTTTTGTACCTAGCTTGTAATATTTTGACAATGCACTCAAGGAACAACCTGTTGTCATACTATGCTTGGGTCTAGCCATAGACATAGTATCAAGCCAAAACTTAGGCTCTTTGCGATACTTCCACCGAAGTATAGACCCGTCAAAAATTGTATTATGTGCTAGCACACAACAATTCGTTGGCATGTTATTGAATGCCTCATCCATATTTTCATACCAGCACGTCTTACCATCATTAATTTTAATGGCTACACCGATAACCTCAAACCTATCGTCACGAATGTAAGCCTCAGTTGTCATCTTGGACAATGAGTACTCCCTATCGTAATAGGTTTCAAAATCTATAGTTGCTATATCCATTACTTGTTCTTCTCTTGTTTGATTAGGTAATCTAAGTACCACCTTGCTTTCTCTAAATCTTTTAAGGGTGTGCCTTTGTATGGATACCTTGTAATGTACTTAATAATATTACCAACCACATACCCCATGCCCCATGAGTTTATGTACTCTATTGTTTCAATGCCTTTTGTATAGTGGTCAGGGTGATTGACCATATCTTTTTTCTTCATGATAAGTTCTCTACTTTACTATTGTGTAAACTATATAATGCCACCCCTTTGCCACAATGTAAAGAGTGTTCATTGGTGACACCTACTGCCTCACTTGAAGTAGCCCCCATGCTTAATGCTCCATAAGAAAACTCCTTACCATCTCCGAATGCACATGGTGTAAACCCCTGTATTATAGGAAATGGTGAGTCATCATAAAGAATTAATCCTTTTTCTCTGTCTATGACAACGAGTTGCTGTGTGGTAATCCTACTTGTCCCTGTGCGTAATCCATATGGA